ATAGTCCCTAGCCTCAAGAATAAAATCATTTTCGGGCTTGTCTGCTACGTTTCGACATCTGAAATATTTTCCATTAACAACAACACCGCACGCCTCTTTAGGGTGTTCCTCTAATGCGTGTTTTTTTGCGTCACATCTGAAGTCTTGCACTTGGGAACCCACCAAACGGTAATTCATTTTTACCGGGGAACTTTGCGACACAGTCTGAATATTTATGACCACAAGTTGTATCACCTCCCTTGTAGGTGCATTGCGTCCCTCTAAATTCCCACGGGCAATGTTCTAATACTTGACGACGAGGTAAAGCGATATTTAATAAATCCATTCTTGTTGATAATTCAAACTGGACAGAGTTCATATTCTCAGATGCGATTCTATCGATATACCAAGTGTCGTCAGCCTCAAAGATTGCGGTTGGATCAGCCGTTGCATTAGTTCCGCTTGTAAAATTAACAGCATCAAGAAATTTTTTACAGGTTGTTATTCTTACGACTTTTGCATTTAACGGATTATAAGAAGCTAATAAGACAGAGATAGCACTATTAGCATTAGCAATGGTAAAAGTTGGTCTTGGTAGTGTTCCCGTTGTTGTACGTTTGAACCCGTCCATCTCACAAGGAACAGCACTATAAGTAATTGAATTAAAAACTATATTTCCGTAAATCTCATTTGTTCCCGCGTGGTAGTAGTAAACGGTATCAGTTCCATTTACTGCCAACGTTAAATGTAATTGGAATAACTCGATCACCGCTGAAGGTTCGAGCATTTGAATCTGTTCTTGTATCGACTGAGGAACAGTTGGCATTTTTAAGCCTCCGCTACTTCCTGAAAGGTTGCCGTGATTGTTGCCAAGTTAGGGTAAGGAATTGTTTTATTCCAAGAAGTACAAATATATTTAGCGCTTGCCGATTCGTTAGGGGGTGTAAAAGTAAAACTTTCCGTCCCGCCTCTTGCATCAAGAAACGTTTCTATGGTGTCGCTATCGGTTTCACTTAAATTTTGCCAACGTAAATTCCATTTCTTTAAATTTTGATTGATACCAAAAGTAGAACGTTGAGAATAACCCGACCCAAAAGCCGCCGTGTTTGTTCTTGGTGCGCTGGCCTTACTTAGACCATAAGAAGATTCAATAGAGGGAAAGGTTGCCATTATGCGTAAAGTAAACCCCCCGGCCTGCGTTCATTTGCAATTTGATTTTTAACAGCCATCGCGACGACTTTTCCTAATACTCTTGCTTGACCTTCATCGCCTTCAACTTCGGAACCTCCAGACGCATCAACATTAACAACAACGCTAGTGGAACCCATACCCCCTAATTTGTGATTCGGTGTGATGTTTCCGCTTTGATTTCCCATCCTTAAAATCTCCGGCCCTTGCTCACCAACTAAATAGGATTTATTAGCACCAACAGGGCCGCCCATTGCCTTACCACCGCCAAAGATAGAAAGACCGCTAAAGAATCCCGTTATGTTTTTAGTGAATGTTTGCTGTATCGCGATACGTGCCATATCTTTGATAATGCTATTTGCTAAGTCCCTAAAATTTAATTTCCCAGTAGTCACAAAATCCAATAACGAATCTTCCATTTTTTTGATTCCTCCTATTACCACGTCAGCCATTGATTCCTCTACGGTTTTAATTGAATCACTAAATTTCTTTAATTTCGATTTCATTTCTTCGCCGAAAGTTTTTGTTAAAGATTCTCCTGTGTCAGTTGTCGTTCTTTTTAACCCCTCTAAGGTTTTTATGTTTTCTTCTAGATTCAATTTTATATCTTTTAGATCTGGAACAACTGGTTTTAAACCTAATTTTTGTACTTCTTTTTCGAGTAATTCCTGAAATAATTCCTCTCTTAATTCTAATAATGCTTTGTTGTTTTCTTCTTTAATCTGAAGCGGTTTTATATACGTTTCTAATTTGAAAAAACCTTTTATTCTTTCATTAAAACTTTTACCTTCTGTCGGATCTTGTGGCGTGAATTGCTCCATTGCCAACGATTCCGCTTGTTTAAAAAGTTCGCGTCTTCTATCTGCAAATTTTTCTGGACCTAATTCCGCACTTAATAATTGTTGATCAGCAATATTAGAAAACGTATCAGTAATAAATTTACCTATCTCTTTTAATTGTCCTATTATCCATTTAAAAACAGGGGTCAAAACACTCTGAATATTTTTAGCCAAAATAACCATATCGCCACTTATTGCATTTAATCCCTCTGTAACAAGATCAAAGAAATCAGCCGTTCCATCTACTAAAGGCTCAAGTAAAGGTGCGGCGGCCTTACCTAACGCCTCGTTAAAGTCTCTTACCTTTTGCCCTAACGTATCAAACGAACCCGCTAAACCTTCCGCCGCTGCCCTAGCTGCGCCCTTATAGCTACCCTCAACGATCCTTAGAATTTCCGCTTGCGCTTCCATCTCTTGCCCTGATCGGTGCAATTCGAGAATCATTTCTCGTTGCGTTTCTGTAAATATCACACCTGAACGAGATAACGCCGTTAAGCCTCTTGTTGGATCACTTAACGCCTTTGCTAACTGTAGGAAAGAACTTTTTAAATCTGTTTGGTTAATCTGCGCCAAGTCCGCCGCTGTTTCTGCTACTCGGCTATAAGAATCAACACCAATATTTTTAAAACTGGTTAATAATGCAAAACCTTTTTGAAATGCCTTTTCATCAAATAAAGTTTCAAACCCTAATTCGTCAGCAATGCCTCTAAGTGCTTTAGCAGCTAATGGCGCATTTGTTGTGACTCGCTCTAAACCATTTGCCAACGTTGCAAAATCGGCCTCTCTTTCTGCTACTACTCGAAAACTTGTATTTAATGTTTTAAATAAAGCCGCCGCGCTACCTATTGCAGCTAATGGGCCAACTAATCCTTTAAATGCCGCCGCTAAATTCTTTGCTCTACCTTGGACACCCTGCATAGAGTTTCCAAGTTCTTTTATCTTCTTTTGCCCTTTTACATTCGCGTTAATAGTAATCCCGTAATTACCGCCACCTGATCCGGGTATTCCTCTAGGCACTATTTAGCCTCCTTTTTATTTAATAAGTTCATTGCCGTTATTTCCATAACTTGTAAATCTTCAAACACGGAAGGCAAATCTTCTATTGAATAAAGTTTAGCTGTAGCTACTACGCTCGCATAATCTAAACCCGTTACACCTGCCATTGATGTGCGCCATTGCGTTTGAACACGTAAAAACAACAAAACCGCCTCTTCATTTTCGGGCCAAACTTCAAAGTCGTCGTCTTTCTCAGGTTCAGGTAATGCGATGCCCATCATTGCCGCATCACTCATTAAATCATCTGTGTTATTTCTATCTCCGGCGGCCCAGTATTCAGCCGCCTCTACTAGTTTTTTCTTTTAGCTCCGGCTATTGAATCAAAGAACGCTTTAGAAATACTCGTTGCAAGCATTGGAACATCAATGACTTGGGCTAATGCCTTTTGTGAAAACTTAATCGGGTTGCCGTCCTCGTCGTTGATACCGTCCCAACCTAAAAGAACTTCTGTTACTAATTCGCTTTCAGTTATTTCATTATTTTCTATTTGTTCCCCCATCTGACGAATACGGGATTGCGTGATTCTTTTAAATTCAGCGTCAAACGTATGACGTTCATGTTTTCCACCATCAACGGGCATATCGTGAACAACGGGCCATTTGTACGAGTTACCCTGTGATAATACAAAACTCATAAATTGCTATTTACTCATAGTAAGAGTAAACCCCTTACACACTAAAAGCAATAACTACTGGAACACTAAAGCTAACTCGTCGTTACCTGTTGATGTAGGTGTTGGGACATAAGGAACAGACAATAATTGTATTCCTGAATCATCGGAATAAGTTGGGTTGCCAATATCACAAACAGGCATTACAGCCGCGACAATATTTCCGGCTGTGGTTCCATGCTGGAAGCAAACGCGGCCCGTTGTATTGTCATTAGCAATAGTGAAAAAGTCTTTTTGTGCAATGGTTGGCGCTTCAATAACAATTTCACCCGTTGGAGCTCTATTGGTTAAAAGAACTTCAGTCGTGCCCCCAACTAATTCTCTATAAACAATTTCATTCGACATATCAACGTTAATACTTGAAATCTTAGCACTGTCATAATCCATCACAGAAACAGCAACCGTATTACCTGATTTAAAAAGTACCGGTGTTGTCTGGTTAGAGTAGGTCGTTGACGGTAACGAGGTGTCCGTCGGCGCTACATATTGCCCCGTCATTGAAAAGTTAAAAACAGGGATCGCGCCCAAACCAAGAGACATATTAAATGTTCCTCGACACCCAACCGCCTTATGTAAGACCCCGGAGTTATTGAAATAGATTGTTGTTGATTCAAAGCCGGTTGAAATTGGTAAATATTTAACGTTTGCGCTAATTGAATAACCTGAACTTGCACCGGGTACAAATGTTGCAGTTCCGCCGGGTTTAACTGTTGCTACTTTTGAACTTCCTACATAATCAACAATGAGTCCTTTATGCCCGTTACCTGTTCCGCTTGTAATTGTAATAGTTTTGCCAACGTAATAATCATCAACCGCGCTTGCACCTGACGCCAAAGTAATTGAACCCGCGCTTCCTGCCTGCGCCGAACCCGTCAACGCCGAGCCGGTAGTTGTAGAAGAAAACCCGCAAGCTCTAAGCAAACTATCCATTCTTGAAGGAGTCGCGGCGGCCCCTGAACCCGCAACCTCAACCTCAAAATTCAACGCCACTCTGACGTTACTTAATAATTGATCTGAGTTCCCCATATAAGATCTAATTAGATCTCTACTTACTGTTTCCGCTTCAATTGGGGTTACGTCTAAATTTCTTACTAATAGCGCATCCGTTCCAGCAGGGCTGCTATCGCTCCCTGAACTTGATTCTATTTTTGTTTGAATCAGCCTAGATCTTGAAAGTAATGCCACGGCTCAAAAGGATCTTTTTATATGTATCCATATTAGATGCTTTTATTATGGCGGCTTATTACTGGGTCAAATCTCCCACCTCTGTTCTATATAAAACAATGTATTCGCAAGTTGTAACGCCTATTGGTGAATCACCGTCAATCGCTTCAAAAGATACGGTACTTGGTTGAACATCTATCGCCTCGCCTCCCAACGTCAAATCATCCATAATCTTTGAGTGCATACTTACAACCGTTGCATCTGCCTGTTCGTCTGGTACATCTCCAGAACTTAAAACAGTCACGCTGACAGACAACGACCAATCAAGAGTTGGTAAGGCGGTATTTTGTTCTGGATTATCTGAACTCCATTCAATAATTAACGCGGGGAGCTGCGAACGTTGAGCAAGAGGAATGGTCCTTGATCTATAGATTCTTGTTCCTACACCTGTTGTATCAGTAAGAGCCGTTTTAATTGCGTCTAATATGTCTTCTCGTTTTGAGGCCATTTAAACTTTCTCCAATGAGATTTGACAAGTAAGGCCGTCTAGATCTTTCTCGTTTGTGCGTACTTTGTAATTAACAGAATCAACGGCGATAGCATCGCCAGCAACTAAAGAACCGAAATCAGAATTTAAAACGTGAACGACTCGGTCAACCATTAACACCTGATCACCCGCGACAACTGACGTGGGTTCGTCCAAAATACCGTTTGCAGTGGTAGCCCCCGCAGTGCATGAAACACCAAAGGGGCCATCCAACATGCTTTTTATGTCATCAGCAAATGACATCTATTTTTATGTTGTGTACTTCTTAGAAGCGTATGCGGTGACGTTTACGGCTCCTGTTCCTGTTCCACCTGCAACAGTAGAAGCGGCTCTTACATAGCGCTTAAGATCAGAAACGTTTAACGCGATCTGTTCAAACGCTGCTGTATTGGCTGCCGTTGTAGTGAAGCCGCCGTCTGTGACATCAGACCAATCTGAGTTATTTGCGGATTCTTGAAGTTTCATTGCAAGAGTAACGCTTGAACCCATTGCTTCAGAAGAAAGAACGAAAGCCGCGCTCCCTTCGTAGCCCTGTAAGTCAACTCCGCTTCCATTACCGCTCGATGCCAAGACGTCGTTAGGGAGTATGTCGATTGCGGTTCCTTTAGAACCTAAATTTTGAATAGTCATTAGTCAGTTACCTCGGGGGTAGAAGTTTTAGCTTTTTTAGCTTTTGGTTTTGCTTTTGGTTCCTCTTTTTGAACCTCACAGACAACGGCTTCTTTTGCCTGCCCTGAATTAATTAGCTGCCTTGTTTCAGAGGGGGAAGCCTCGACAACCTCCCCAACCTGAACGACTTCGCCTTTTAATCCGAATGAACTTAAGGCTTCAATCTTCATGCTTATGCACCCAGACAGAAACTTGCAGGATGCTTAACAGCAACGTCAACATCTTGAAGAACGCGAACGCGAACATTTCCAGACGCACCGCCTGTATAAGGATCAACTTGAAGATCAAGACCTGACCAATAACCAAGGATCAATTCTGACCAGTTTCCATACCATATATCTCCACTTTCGACCTGATTTGAGACGTAAAGTGGATAACCGTTAACCACTCCATCTTCATTAACAAAGCGACCAGAACCAGAATCTTTAGTCTTAACTTTCATCGCTCCGGCAATGTTGGCTCTAGTTACATAAGCAAGAGAACCAGTTAAAGCGTTAGCAACAGAAATATCAGATTCCATGTTGACTACATCAGCAAAACTAGGATCGTTATTACCTACGTTTTCAGTTGCAATGCCTGTTACGTTATGCAAGCCAAGTGGTTCAGAACTAGAGCCTAATCCGTAAAGAGCTGCGCGATCTATTTCAAGAGCAACAGATGATGCAAGTGAAGATCTAACTAATGACTCAACATCTAAAGAAGACTGAATTAAAAGCTTCCTAGAAATATCTGTCATTGCGCCAATTGTGCGAGGGGTCATGTTGACCTGCTCAATTGTCATATCGGATTCGGTTACGTTTGAACCCTCCCCAACCCAATAACTTGTCTGTTGGCTTCCTTGTCTAGGAATTGAAATATTGCCAGAAAGGCCGGTCAAGATTGTTGATCCGGTTTGAGCCAATACAGACGCATTCTTTAACAGACTTATGAAATCGCTTGAAAGCTCTGTTGCAACTAAATTACCGCCCGCTGTATCGGGTGAGGTTTGCATGTCCCTACGAAAAACTTCATTAGGGATTGTGATTCCTCTAGAAGCTCTACCTAGTTTTGCAGCGGCGGCTTCAGATGCTTCTATTTCAAAAGCAGCGGCCTCACGCTTTGCAGCGCTACCAGGATTAGCAAGGTAGTCAATCGCTCTAAGAACTGAGAAGCTACGTGTTTCGGCTTGAGTTAAACCTATGTCAGTAGCGTCTGCCTTTGGTGCGATTGCTTCAGGCTTCCACTCACGAAGAACAGCAGAATTAAAATCTGCAACGCTTCTATCTTCTTTAATGTAGGTTTCGCCTAGATCTTGAAGATTATATTTTGCGGCGACTGTTTGGATCTCTTGGATTCTTGAACGCTCAGCTTTGATCACTTTTTGAGTGTCAACTTCTGAACGCACCTCCAAGGTTTCTTTTGGGTTAGCGGTCATTGATTCGACTACAGAGTTTACAGGCGCATCAGAAGATGCTGAAACGTCGGAACGTTCCTCTTTAGACATATTAGATGTTGTTTCTAAAGGAGCCGTATTGTCTTTTGATCTGTTTATTCCAATTGTCGCGTCAGCGGCTACAGGTGCAACCGATAATTCGTAAGCCTCAATGCTAGTTGCGTAGAAATTTGGAAGTGATGGATCTCCACCTTCTGCCCCTTCTCCTCTTTGCTCCATATCTTTAACAACGTACCCAAAACTAATTCCTCTAATAATTCCATCTTTAATATCTCTAAAAATAGAGCTTGCAAATTCCTCTTTGCTAAACCTTACTTTTGCATAACCGCGCCGCTTGGTCTCGTCGATCCATGCCTTCTCAACTACCCCTATTGGTCTAGAAAAATCATGATTAAACAAAAGTGGCGCCCCATCGTTGAGCCTTTTTAAATCCCAATTTGCGGACTTATGCTCAAGAATTTCATTACCAAAGTAACGAGTTACAGGTTGTTCAGAACTAAAAGGAAATTCCAGCGTTCTATCTTCTTTTTCTACTTCTCTTACTTCTAAATTAAAGTCTCTTTGGACTAGATCTTTTTCATAATCACGTTTCGTCATCTTCCTGTTGATTAGTAGTTGTCTCTACTTTAGATGCAGTTTCAGGCGACGTAGTAGGTTTATCCGAAAAATCGAGACCTAATGTTTTTGCAAGATCTATTTCGTTTTTTCTTGCGACAAGGAACTCTTCATAATCAATCCCTTGCTCTGCTAAAACCTGACTTTGTAATTTAAAACCTGATTCAACTGCAAGCTTGTTCGATTGGCACTCTTTAAAGGGGTCTACCCATCCAGCAGATTTAAACATAAACCTTGCTTGCTGATAACGTTCTGGTTCTGTCTGATAATTAGGCAGTTGCAAAGTTCCAGACAATACGGCAATTTCTAACCATTCTTTGTAAACCCTAAACAACACAATCTCTCTTAATTGAGCCTGTAAAGCCTTAAATGATTCTTGATCTTGTAATACATCAAGACGACTACTTGAATAATTTGATTGGCTGCTATCTCTACTTAATGTTGAATAAGAAACACCCAATGACGCGGATAATGCTCTAAGCATTGCACGCAAAAACGGCTCAAATTGACCATCAGGCGCGTTTAGGTCTGGAACATGTACGCTCTCCCCACTACCGAGGTACTTTATGGCCCCGGGTTGCATGTCAAAAACCCTTTCATCATCAACGACGTCATCACCTTCTAAGTCACCCTCTGGGGTTTGTATCCATGCCATTAGCGCCGAGCTTGCCCTCGCTCTTACTATTTCGGCTTGTTCGTAGCCTTCTAAATGATGCATTCTTTGAATAGCGCTAGCCATCCATGGCACGCCTCTAGTCTGCCCGGGGCGTTCGAATTTTGCTAAATGAATTATGTCTTTTGCATCAATAAAAATATGTTTTTTCCCGTCGGTCGGTTGATTAACAAAAAGAGTATCCCCCGGATGTCTAGTAAGTAGCGCGTATTTTTTTGGTTTGCCCCACTCGTCTTGCAACACTCCCATTTTCCAATGCCAACCTTTTCTTTCTGCTTTCCCTTCGTAATCCTCGTCGATCATATCCGCTTCTAACAATTGCAAAGCAAAAGGAACGGAACTATCACCAAATTTTTGACCCCTAACGATTCTTATAAATACTTCACCTGATTCAACCCATGCACCGACGGCATTTCTTATTAAGTCGGAATAGCAAAGCTTACCTGCAACATCGCAATTCTCCGCATATCCCCACCTCTTAAAAGCAGATTCGATTTGCTGATTGAGGCGCTCATTCAAACGCCCCCCTCTTGCCATCCTTACTTGTGCTTGAAGGCGTGGGCCTGTTCCCGCTACGTTTTCAACAATGACACGAACAGCGTTCTTGCAATAGTCCTGATCTCTTACGAGTTGACGAGAACGATTTCTTAGTTTCTTTAGGCTGCCTTTTATATCGCTATCGGCTGAATTGGTACTTGTGACCCAACCGCTAGTAAGGCGCGATACTTCCGCCCCTGCATACTCTCTTTTTCTCCGTGGTTTTATTGCTCTTGGGTTTGGTTCCCAAAGTGCGTTCCATGCGTTGACAATTCCCATGACTAATTAAACCTCACATACATTGCAGCAGGATTACCAAGACCGTTAGCGATTAATTCCGCTTTTTGTTCGCGCTTTAATTGATATTTCAAACGACTTTCTAAAGCCATCAAATCAGAAAGATCATATTTTTTAAGGCTTCTCCCTGCTATTGAATATTCTTTAACAACACCGCCACTAACTAAAGTTCTTATTGCTGATTGAATCGCGTCGAGGTCTTGTTCTGTCTGTGATTTCGCTTGTATTGCTCCCGGCGTTCCTGTATATGCGAGGGCTTGTAAAACTTCTAACGCTCCACTCCCAACAATATATTTTTCTGATCCTTTACTTACCTCACAATTCCAAAACCAATCACCCGCGTCAAAACCTGCGCTATCTGTTGCGCTAATAGTAAATTCCCAACCTGTTCCGTAGGTTGAACCCGTCGCTGTGTGTCCCTCCGAAGCCGTATTAGTTCGTAAATAAAACTTCATTACCCATGAATCGGTGCTTTGCAACGCATCACCAAATGGGTCAACTTGGCTTGATTCTCTCCATTTAACTGTGCTTCCCGCACGTATCGAAGCCGGGATATTCACGCCGACACCTCACCAATGAGTGACATAACTTTTTTTAGCGGCCTTACTATTAGATTTTAGACGCTGTTTTTTAGACGAATTAACGGAATTTAAGAGCTTATTAGCGAAGATTTGGAAGAATTTAGAACGAGGGAAGCGTTGATAAAGATGATTAAGGGCCGCATAGGCATAAACGGCACAATCCAACGCCTCAACATTCTGATTTTTCTTTTGAACGTATTGAGTGCCCCTACCGCTTTTCTTTAATACCTTTTTTTCTCCCGTAAATTGTTTAAAATATTCCTCTGTAGTTTGCGCGTGAAAATGTAATTTATTATTGAACTTAAGTCTACTATACAACACGTCTTTGATTGTGTCAGTTCCTACGGAATAAACAACGACACCGCCTTTAATTGGTTTGCCTCTATAGTTCAAATCAACCCTAGAGCCGCGCCCGATTGCTGGCTGCCCTGATTGACTACTACCCTTGATTCCTATAACGCCCGAACCTTTTCTAGCCCTGCAATAGTTATAAACAGAGTTGGTTGCAAGTCCGCCGGTATCTATCGCACAACATTCAACTTTTAATTTGCCGCCGTTTGGGTGTTCCCATTCAGTAGTTAATAAAATATCTAAACCCTCCCAAACTGTCCCTTGATTTGGATCGCCATAAATAACGTCATGCTGAATTAAATACATATGCTCCTCTAAACCTATCCCCCACGTTGAAACCTCGATACGTTCGTCTTTTGTTCCTCCCCCACCCTGTATGTCCACCCCCTGAACCAACGCAACCACTTCATCGGGAATAGTCCCGGGTAAATATTTTTCGCACTTCTCCAACATCTCTTCCGCTGATAATTGCGATTGGTAGGACTCGTCGAAGGTTTCAGCCATTCGGGTGTTAACCCACGTTTTAAACAAAGGGGCGTCATCCTTAGACCTTAAAAATTCCTCGACAATTTCGGGCCAACTAAGCCACCCCGCCGGACTATATAAAGAACTCATTTGGAAACCCGCAGTCTTCCTTGTCATTGGTTTCTCTGCCCTCCATTCCCCTTGTCTAAGCATTGATGTTTTATGTGACTCATCAAACCTTTCCCCGCAATGTGAACACTCATATTTAGCCGTTGAAGCGTCGCGGTTTTCCCATTTCATTTGCCCCCAAATCAAAACCTGATATTCATTACACGCGGGACAGGGAACCCAGTATTTGCGGCGGTCACTTGCTAGGTACTCTGATTCAACGCGGCTAAACTCTTTTAAAGTCGGCGTACTCGTCATCAATATTTTTTTACGGCTAAAAGTTGAAGTTCTTTTAATGGCTAATTCACAAGGATCACCTTCACTAACCCCGCCGGAGGTTGACGCATCAGCCGGATAAGAATCAATTTCATCAAGGAATAAATAGCGAACTGGGGCACTACGTAGCCCGGCGGGTGAGTTACTACCTGTAAGCATGAGGATGCCCGAAGGATACTCTTTTATAAACATCGAATTACTTGCATCTCTTGATCTTTGCGGTGCAATCTTCGCTTTAATAACTGGCGTTTCTTCAAAAGCAGGCTCTAACCTTTGACGGCTCATTCTTTTGACCATATCCAACGAGGCAGCAACACAAAGGATGGGGGCCGGACAATGATCAATCGTATAAAGCAAAAAGTTAATACCCATTTCCGTTTTTCCAAGTTGGCTACCAAACATCAAAACAACTCTTTCAACATCTGAATTTGTCACGCTTAATAGGTCTTGACATTCGCGGAGATAAGGAGTCCGGCTCGTACGCCACCTGCCCGGTTCACTAGATCCTTTAGAACTTAAACGCCTGTGCTTATCGCTCCATTCGCTAACCGTCATTGGTGGCGGCGGAATAATGCCCTCTAGAAATCCTTTTGCAAATGGGTTCATGTAAACAACCCCGCTTGATATGCAACATTAGTAAGCCTTTTTTTTGATACATCCATATACTCGGCGCTTTGTTCAATTCCTATAAAGTCCATGCCCTCTTCTAATGCTGCTTTGCCAGTTGTGCCGCTACCCATGAAAGGATCTAAAACAACGCTACCAACAGGGCAAACAAGTCGTATTAAATAACGCATTAAATCTATTGGTTTTACAGTCGGGTGATTATTTCCTTTTCCCCTATCGCTGTTTGATGCCTTTGCACAATAAAAAAATCTATTAAAAGATTCGATGTTGATGTTTCCATCATGTATTAAATTTGCAGGCCATCGACCTTTGCAAGCTTTTGCTTCTTGTTGAAATATTGGTGAATAACAATTTTTAGATTTACCTGAAATATGATTTATTCTTTCTTCTTTTCCAACTCTACAATCATCAATTCTTAGCTCTTGTTTCTTCCCCCCTTTTCGTGCCATCACAATCGGTTCGTGACTTGGTTTTAATTGACTTTTACCTTTAGGAAATCCCGACCCATAAACCCACATAATCTGATCACGTATTTCAAACCCTGCATCTTCTACATTGCAAGCCATTCTGTGATAAGTCCTAGCGCTACTAAAAGACAACAAATAACCACCCGGTTTTAATACCCTTAAACACTCTTTCCAAATAGCAACAGAAGGGACATCGTAATCCCACTTCTTACCCATAAATGACAACCCATATGGCGGATCAGTAATTATTGCGTCTACGTAGGCTGTTTGAATTTCGCCAAGTTTTTCTAAACAATCGCCGTTAAATAATGTACTCATGCTGCCTCCACAAAACTTTCTAAACAAGAATGAATCTCTTTCCTCAATACCCCATCAATTGCCGTTGCATCCGTTTCACTAGCAAATAAATTACTAACCCGATCAGGTAACGTCAAAAACGCCTCACGAATACCAACCGCTAATTCAAAACTTTTCTTTTCTACTTCCTTTGCACTAATTAATTCTTTCTTTTGCTGCAACACCTGTATCCTTGCCAGCTCCGCTTTGTAAAATTCGTTTTTCGCACGTGAAACATTGAAATCCGGTATTTGATCCGCTGGCATCTCCTGAACTTGTTTCTTTAATTCCTTTTTTGTTTGAGCTGGTATTTGATTTAAAACAGGCGCCGTATTTTTATCCCATAACTCCATAGCTAATTCTTTGTTAAGTAGCGTTTTGCCGTTGTGCTTAACAATTGCGCCATCTAAAACCCCTGTGCTCTTTCTTTGGCTAACTGCACTTCTAGACACGTTTTTCAACTGCGCTAGATCTGCAAAAGTTATCAGCATTCTTTATTTGTTAAGTACTATGCCTACATATTAGTTAAGTCTGTTAAGTAACCCAAAATTTTGACGCTAAAAAAATTTCGAGCCTTCGGACGACCA